CAATTCGCGTTTAGACGGCGCCTTACCTTTTGCGGAATAGTATTGTTGGTACCAAACCGGGTTGTTGGACATCCGACCGGTACGACCCTTTACATCCCCCTCAGCAGTACGTTGTATCTGCCCCTGTTGCACGCCGCCACGCTCTTCCATGGACTGTTTCAGGTATTTATATTCATCAACTACAGCACGCTCGTACGAGGCTTCTAGTTGCCTTATTTCATCGTCAATCGTATTCAGATCGGCGCGTCCTTCTTCTACATTGCGCAACCTTTGTGTCGTTCCTGGGGAAGGCTCCGGAAGCTTGAACGTATATTCCGGGGAAACCACGTCCGGAGCTTCGGCTGTATTAACATTTCCTCTTTGACGTGGAGCTGGCAGAGCCAAGGATTCTGCGACAGGTTCCGCAGCCCTCGGACGATAACGATTTACGACCGATCTAGCCGCATCACTTAAACCTGCTAGAGCAATATCCCCTACAGCACCGAGTCCGGCACCGAGTCCGATATTCTTCGCCAACTCATCCGCATCCGTCTCACCGCGGACACCGCTTATCACGCCGCCCTGAATTCCACCTGCAACCGCGCCTTCTATGCCTTGTTGAGCAAATCGATTACCCAAGACGGGAGCTCGATTAGCCGCGGCCTGAGCAACGCCTCTGCCGGCCTGCAGCGGTGCCGAAATGAGCCCTTGTCCAATGTTAGAAGGATTCGTCAAACTGCCCGCAATGTTACCCGCAATCCGCGCTGGCGTGTTGATGAAACTCGGGCCTGTAACTGGAGCGGTGTCCGTCTTGATGTTCAGAGCCTCGCCGGCTCCGCGCTGGAATGCAGCGACACCGGGAATATTTGCAACAGCACCGTACACACCACGCGATACCGGCTCAATCAGACGATTAAGAGCACTAAAGAATTTGTTATTCGAAGCTTGTTCCCTGTCTCGAGACAACCGGTCCTCCACCCATTGATCGGATGGAGACACCGTTTTAGTTGGTTTCGTAACAGATTGTATGGCGTCCGAAAAATTAATGGTTGGTTTTACTGGTTGCCCTCCGAGATTCTGACCGAAACTCTCCAATTGTTTTGAGGGGTTGTACAGATCCGGGAACCTCTCTACCGCGGCAGAACGTAGTTCGGATCTCTTTTCTTCTTCCTCACGCTGACGGACCCAAGGGAGTCCACTAGATGACGAATTACTCTTTTTCCATGGTAACGCCATCGTGATCCTCCTCTACTTGGTTGGTACCATCCACTGTGCGAATGGGTCTTCATCAGGTTGTTGTGCTTCGGCCGCCTTAAGTAGCTCTTGATATGCTTGATACCCGAGCTCATCAATAATGGATTTAGCGTCTTGGCGAAGCTCCTTCAATGCCCCAACAGGATCACCATTTACCCACGCAATACCTTCTGAAAAATTAGGGTCCTTACGATAGTCATACTCCACCGCAGATCCCGATCCTCCATCAGAATACGGAGTCCCTTCCGGCACGCCGCTAATGCCGGCCGGCGCCCGACCTGTAGCTTTCCATACGTCCATCAATCTATTGTGATTGGCATTCGACGCAGAAGTGCCGGCATTCGAACGGGAGATCGCCTGTGATGCCTTTTCAAGCGCTACATTCACACCGAATTGACGGACATTCTCCGCGAACTTCTCTTTTTCCATCTCGTATGCTCGATCGTTTTCGAACATGTTTCGATCGAATGTGGTGTCAAACTGACGCACACCCTCATTGAATGTTCGATCGTTTTCAAAGACACCTCGATCATAATTCTGTTGCCACTGATTATCCTGAACAGTATCCCTGCCAGTCTGGTACTGCTCGTTAGAGTACGTATTCCGCTGATCGGATAGGAAGCCCATGTACTGCAACGTGTTCTGAAGCCCCTGTTGCGTCCGCGTATCGAACATCCCCTGTTGACCGGTCAAAACTCCGAGGTATGCGCCCAGGTTCGCGATCTCCTGCTGCTGTTGTGCTTGGTTAGCTGCCGTTAATTGCGGCACAACTTGAAGCTGCAGGTATTCGTTGGCGTCATTCTGAATGCCCTGTGCTCGCTCTGCGAGGTTTGTGGATCTTCCGAATCCAGCGGCGCCCATAGACTCTTGCGCCGATCTAATGCCCTGCTGTGCGTTCCTCTGAGCCTGTGCCTGATATGCAGCGAACTCCGGTGAACTGTATGGATCGTATGGAGTAGGATTGGAAATTTTGTTGTAGTAGTCATCGATCGCTCCGCCTACTTTTGTATCCCAGGGATTCACGACCGGCTGCGTGATTTGCTGATCTACGCCTTTCTGAACCGTATCTAATTTCCCTTGAGCTCCCCACACATTGTACGCCTGATCGAATGCGGTTGGATCTGCGTATGTCGTTCCGTTGTTATTTGTGGCCGGCTTCAGAAAGTTTTTGCCGTCAACGGTTACGTATCCGGTATTTTGGTTCCATCCGATACGATCGTTCTCGATGCCGCGGGCGTTCAGCTCGCCGCGGACTCCGTACATGCCCTCTAAATTAGGTGCTGCCGCCATATTTGACCTCCTTTTCTAATTTCAACAAGGAAAAACCTCCCATCATGGCGAAATGTAGGTTGTTTGGCCTAATTTCGTCGAAAGGAGGTTCTATTTTGGCTAATTCACTTGAAATAGCAAGGGATATCGTTGTTGCCGCGATTCAACATGGATTAATTCAACGTCCTAATTCTCGCGATAAGGACATTGAAGAAACCAATGAGGCGACAGCTGAATCCCTAGGTAAGCTCTTTGACACCGTTTTTAATAGTGTTAACGACACCCTTACCCAACAGTAGAGAGGTATTTCAGCATCTCTAGCGCAGAATTGGCAACCTCGGGGAGAGCTCTCAGTTCATCCGGGGTTGTCTCCTTCTCTACCGTAAATTTCACTTTCTCCAGCATTTTTACGGCGGTTTCTTCAGCTAACGTTAACGTTTCGCTTTTCATGGTCATTTTCCTCCTTTTAATTAAAAAAGCCTACCCTATTGGGCAGACTCGATTGCTTCTAATTCGGTTGTTACATCTGCAAGCTTATCTTTAAGTTCGGCAAGCTTAATTCGATGATCCTCAAGTCCAGACTTGAAATACGCAAGCTTTTCTTCCCGTTCCTTTTGTGTTAAAGGATTCGGATCTGGAGTTTCAAGTAATTTCTCCAATTTGGCGATTATACTCGTTTCGCCAGTCAGAGAATCAATAGAATTCTGTGTCTGCGTGATCTGTCCTTCAATGAACTTTTTCTCGCTTGTTAAAGCTCGTATTTTTTCTTCCGTTTCAAAGCTAGTAGTAAGTGTGTCGATCGTTATCACGCCCTTATCGTAATCGACTTCAGCGCCAAATGATTCCGTTATATCTCGGACCGGCGCATAACTCTTGGAATCGATGATAACTGCATTGCTCAATTCTTTCCCGTTCAGCAAAACCGTAGCTTCACCCGCAACCTTCTTTCCGATCAGCGAGATATCATCCGCCAAAGCTTGTCCTGATGCCATCAATAATGCGCCAGCAATGAAAGATATAACTACTTTTTTCATAAGTACCTCCATACGCCATTTTCTGACAGTATACCACCTATGACTGAGTATGGAAATGACCACCTGAAGGAACCCAAGTAACTGATCCGCCACCAGAAACGGCAAGCAACGTGCCAGCCGGTATCCCGTGATCGTGGTTTCCGACTGATGAGGTTGCAGCACCAGAGGTTGCTTTTGCGTTAAGGTCTTGCTGAAGATTGTTTCCAGTTAACATATTTAGTACCGTTGTCCAGTTTGTAAATCTGGTTACCGGCATGTTCAGTCCGACCGGAGTTCTGATTTCAAACTCTCCGCTGGAGTACAGGCCAGCTCTTGTAAGAGTTCCTGCCCCGAAACCTAAAACTATTTCATCTGAACCTTCAACTGAACTAAATGCCGGTGCACTTGAGAAAGAATTTATCGGATTTATCAGGGCGTAATTTGCAGCACTTTGGTACGCACCAAACAAGTTGGTTGTCGGATCCATAACAATTCGCGGATAACCGCTCGGGTTGCTTTGTATCAAAGCCCTCGTCATCGTAACCTGCCCGTTGATATCAGCGGTGAATGTGTTGAATGATCCATTGTTGATGACCATACCATTTCCATCGATTTGAACGTAGGCGCCGGCCGTCAAGTCAGACCTTATGGTCACCACATTTGCGTCAATTGTTCCGGCGTAGATGATATCAGCGGTAATTCGACGTACGTTCAAATCATCGAGATTCGATAGTAGCCACTCCAAATCACGCTGAAGCTTCGCGATGTAATCGAGAATCTGCCGTTGTGATGGCTGATCCCCGATAGATGGTAGGTTAGGTGTCGGCATTTTCGATCACCTTCAGCTTTTCGACCTCTGCACGAGCCCTCCGCAGGCTATCTATGCGGTTGTGAACTCCTTCTAGCCCTTCTGTATCCCCGACAGTTTGAAGGGCTACAACGTCAATTTCGAGGTTGTACAGTTTGATGTCGTAGTCCATCAACCTAGCGTCAATCAGTTGATTTTTCTGTTCCTGTCTCAGCATGTTATCACCTCTGCACTCTGCATACTTTGAAATATCGTTGCATCTGCTGTATCTCAACCGGCCCTGTACCGGATAATCGAAATCTAGCCCAGTTGGTTAATGGCACCATATCAAGAGGTATGATGCAGTTTTTGTTCTGCGTTACGGCGCCGGTTGCGATCGGATCGAAGTTAATCACAGTCCAGTCATCCCCGCGGTCTGTCGTGGATACGGATAACTGCAGCGTTGATCCGATAGGAAAGTACCCTTGAAGGTGCATCTCCTTATATTGCTTTTCAGCCTCCGGGAATCCCTCGTCGAATGGTCGAGTGGTAATCCCCCAAGGAATCGCGGCGCCGTTGTCTGTGATCCCATCGTTGAACTTCCATGTTTGTCCTGAAGCATCCCCGACATATGTCACGTTATTGAGCTCGGCCGAATAGCGGTAATCTTCTGTCCCGGCAATGTGGCACACTTCCCACACGTTGTACCTCGGATCAAACACAAGCCGCACATTCGGCTCGGTTTCGGCACCGGTTACGAGGCAGAGGTAGTATCTCAGGCCGTCCGTAATCGCGCAGCATTTATCGATATGGGTCCAGTTGATGGCGTCCAAGTATGAACGAATCTTCTGACCGATCGGGAATGGCTTGCCGCCTTGATGACCATAAACGTCATTCTCTCCAAGCCAGAACATCGTATCGCCGACTTCTTTGATCGTCTTGAAGCTGACGCATCCGATATCGTTGCTGACGGATACGAGAGCGAAGTTGAAGTAGTTCGTGCCCTTAATGACCGCCATGGAATCCTTCTTGAACACCCATTTGTCACCGTAGAACTCGGTTAATGCAGTGATGTCTCCGCCGTTCGGCGTGTAATACTGCACGCTGCCGCTGTCCTCGGCGCTTGTCCAGTCATCGGAATCTTGGAAGGCGCTGAAGTGGATCTCGTCGCCAAGCGCCATCCAAGCCCGCACATTGTCGTTCGTGATGTACTTGGCGCCAGCCGGTGGGCTCCCGGTTATATCAGCGAGTGTCGTACCATTCCACTTTTTCCGGTCCGTCCCGTTAACCAGTAGTAGCAAATCATTGAAGTTTGTCGCACTCCAGTCTGCGTTCGCCACTGTTCCGGTGATATTGGTCCATGCCGTGCCGTTATAGTATTGCAATTGAGCTCCGACCGCCCGCACCAGGTGAGTTGTGCCGAAGTTTGTGAGAAGACGAGTCACCGCGGAGCCGCTTGCTCCGTATGTTGTCCTGCCTTTACCCGTTACCCGTGCAGGATGTTTGTCAGTGTCCCACCCATACTCCTCGGTGCTTTCGTTTTCCTGAATATCAAAAGAGGAGAAACCCGTATTGGTTCCTCCACCGAAATCATTCTGCTGACGCTGTGTACGGCTTGCTGAGCCGCGATAGATCGCCCCCATCCATTACACCCCCGGAGGAATCAAATCAGCTATACGGCTATCTCGAGACCACTTATTGCTATTCCATACTCCACGGCGACGCGGCAGGTTGTCATTAGGTTTGTAATAGTCCGGCTGCCGTAGTTTATAGATGTCCTTATAGTTCGAGAACAACAGGTTATAATCCGATGCAAAATTGTTTTTGTCATCGATTTCGCCGCGAGCTCTCGCAATCTTTTCGAGTACGCCAAGCGTAAGGAGCTCATGAAAGTCCTCTTCTAATTCCGGAGTAGCGGTAAGATCGAGTGTGGTAAGCGCGGCCGGCCTGCTATTGTACAGGATGAATACTCTCCTGCCTTCATCTTCCGCGGTTGGTAACGGATTGAGGAAGAGTTTATCCTGCTGCACACTGTAAAACTTCGCTTTCGGACTGATGCTCTGATTGCTCTCCAATGAGATAAACGGCAAGGTATCGAATTTACCTGAACCTACCGATCGCTCGAGTGTAATTTCTTTGATTCCGAATCGATCGCAATTGGACGGAAGTACATAGAATGCGAATCCGACTACTGTCGTGAATTCATAGGGCAGCGCCTCTTTCGGAACAACCTGGTATATTTGACGCTGGACCGCATCCATCCACTTTACTTTTCGATCCACTGAGTACGTGTTTCGGTATGTTGCATCAACTTCGTCGAGAATCTCCTGTATTGTCGGCATGAACTTTCCTCCCTCCGTACTTTTTCATTTGGTTCCGATGAAAAATAAAAGAGCCTGTTTGCCAGGCTCCTTCTCGTTTGTGTAAGTGGCTCATGAGTCTATGATAGTGGTACAGTGCCCATCTCATAGCGATTCTCCTTAGTGCGTAGTTTGATCCGTTTGTTCAAGAGTTACAAAAATATCCTCCTCTGGTAGAATGAAAGTTGTCGAAGACTATCATTTTATGAGAGGAGGTGAGCGTTTGAAAGTATTTGACGTGTTTATAAAATCCGGTATTAAAATCCCTGACATGCCTATTTTAACAGATCGTGCATTTAAAATAACATGTCCGACATGCGGCAAAGAACAAACCTTAGATAGATGCACCGTGAGCAAGCGAGTAGATGTTACATTTTACACGTGTCAGCGAAGTTGCACAAAGGATCTTGTTACGGTGTACAAATTTGGAACAAGAGAGAATCAAGAAGGCCACGCTTATCGTTTAAAAGATTATGTTATAAAGAGTGCTAATGATTTATACATCGTCCGTACTGACGGATCTAAGATTCAGTTCCCGGGATGACTAATATTTCACCATTTACTGACTGTGCATTTATCAGACGTTGGATGATATCTGTACAGTCAGTTACTCCGTCACCTTGGGAACGAAGTAGTCCCTGGAGTTCCACGATTCTCTCCATTTAGCAGCCCCCTTTCTTCTTTCCGTTAGTTTCCCTGAATAATCAGCAATCAATCGCGCCGGCATACTCCGGTAGCGTCTTAATATACTCGTAACCCTGCTTAACGATGTTAGGCGCGCCATCGTCAGTTACGTGAGGGAATGAATAGATGACTGTCGGCTTAACAGGCGCTTTACCCTCCTCGCAACTTTCCTGAGACGAATAGGTATTTACGTAAACAGTTGTGTGGTCCTTGTTGCCGCTGTAATCTTCAACTCGGATATAAGCAGCAGGTACCGTTACTGCAAGTCCCGATTCATATTCCACTTGCATCTCCATTGTTATCGCCATAACTGCCTCCTCGGTTTAAACGTTTTTGATAACCCTGACTCTCCATGTTCCGCTTGCCAGATCGATCGTTCCTCCAGTTTCATTTTGGAGTCGTATGCGAACCGTATTGGCTGCGGAAACGTAACCAACCGCTATAATCCCTTGAAGATCGTATGGGTTGGTTATGATGACGAAGTCGCCAAACGCGGCACCAGTAACGGTAATTCCGCTCGAAGTCTCACCTGCGCCATCAACCAAGCTTCCCGGGTCCCAAACAATCGTGTTTGTGAGCGTGTTGCTTACTGCAAAGTTATCAATACGAACATCAACCGCATTAAGCGTGATCGGCGTGAAAACGGTTGAGTACCTGACATCGTTTTTGGTAACAACGTTTGGTATTGTGACCGTTGAAAAGCTAGTTGAAATAGCAACGTGTGTCGGTTCAGTACTTCGGATGTAGTTGTTAGCAATGTAATTATCAGAAGAAGCACCGCTAAATTGAATGCTGGGGTAAGTGGCTTTGTTATCTGTTCCAATCTCCGTTAAGTGGTTTCCTTGGATGGTGCAGGATACAATACCATCGCCTACAATGCCCCGCCTAGTTACATTTCTTAGCCGGTTATTTATAATTTGCACGTTTGTCATGCGACCGTATATGCAATCATTACTCAAATCATAGAAGTCGTTTTCCCTTAGCGTACTGTTCAACAAAGGAACGCCAGAGGCCGGGAATATCGTTTGCGCAATAATGTCATGAAATCTATTCCCAATGACTGAGTAATTGTATGGTGATGCTGTCGAAAAACTTATTCCAAAGTTCGCATCGTAGATCTCATTACCGCTGATCGACACGTCATAAGATGCGGCGAATGATCCTATACCAGCGCCATTGAGGATATTTCGAATGATATTGTTGGCTATTTTAATCTGGCTGGATGCCCCCGTAATGATGATGCCGTTGGTCGTTCCCGAATAATCGTTGTCGATGATGTTGTCGGCGATCGTAACGCCTTTAGTCGTATTAGTAATTTCAATTCCCGAGTTATAGCTTTCTAGAATGAAATTGTCGGAAATCACGATGTTTTCGCAAATATACCCCATCAATACGCCTGTGTAATTCGCTCTAAACATGCAGCCTTTAATAACTACGTTTTTAACAATTTCAAATCCCGGGTTAGCCTCCAGATCAATCCCCGCTTGTGGTGCTGTTCCGTTCGTATTGCTGAATTCGGAATTCGTAATGTATACTCCGTCTCCGCTAACGATGCTGCATCCTTGCCGTCGGTTATTTAAACATTTGACATTAGTGATATGGATATCTCGGCATATGTCAGGAGTGTTATTAACCGCTGTAACAATACCATCGCCCCAGCAATTGCTAATCTCGATATTGCTAATAAAAATACGTTCAGAATTCAATACGCGTATACCGTGTCCGAATTCCCCAGGGGGCACGCCAACAATATGAGTATCCCGTTCACCGACGATTTTTCCGCCTTGGATGTACACATCAGAAGTATTCATGACGTTAAATCCTCGATAACCTTGCTTGGAACTAGTTTTGATCTTGATGACTGTGTTGGCGTCTAAGGAAATTCGCATAGAAGAAGTGATTCTGATACCACCATTTTCATAGTCCGCACCTGTTCCATCATCCCCCCGAATGAGGTAGGTTCCCTGAGGGATAATGACGGTTCCGCCACCCTTTGCCGATACAGCATCCACCGTATCCTGTATCGCGTCCGTATCATCGGTGACACCATCTCCGACAGCTCCGTATGCTTTTACGTTCAGCGTAATATCCGCCAACTGTTCATTAGTCGCCCAATCGCCCATTTGGTAGATAGCGCCGGCGTAACCGCCTACGAATGAGGCGTTATCACCGAAGAATACAACTTGGTCGGCATTACTTAGTGAGGTTACGTAATACTCTCCATGCGGGAAGTATATCGCCTTGCGTCCTTCTTCAATAGCCCGGTCAACGAGGTTTTGGAGCGCGACCGTATCATCGACGACTCCACCGCCAACCAGCTTATATTCCAAAACGTTATATGCTACCGGGTTCCAACTTCTAACATTAACTTGCGCATTGCTAATGTTAGCAGACATTAATTCGTTTACTGTTGGCATCTTCTCACCTCACATCAAAAAAATAAGGGGCGCCGAAGCGCCCCAATCGTACTACGGGGCTACGAAATACGCGACTCGAAGGCGACCGGCGCCCGCTGTATTAGTGCCGCCACCAACAAATGTACCGATTAGCGAACCGCTAGATGTCTCATTCCACTGTGCCGCTGTAGCAGCAGGAGCAATGAACATCGAACGACCTGCAGTAGCCGATAGAGATCCACCGTCCACCAATGCATCAGCATCGCCGCCGGCGTATCCGATGTCATAGGTTGGCGTTGTTCCGTCGAATCCAGTTGTTACAATCACATCGATAGATAAAATAGACGCTCCGACAGGTATTGTCATGAGCGCCTTCGCTGCATCATTGAATGCGATCGGCGCCGTCTGAACGAACAATCCGGAAGCCTTCACATTTGTTTTGTGTTCCCACGTTACATTATCGCGAGTATTCGGCATTCAGGCCGCCCCCTTAAGCTTCTTCGCCGGTCGATGCAACCAGTCCAAGGAAATGGACGTGTGCCGCAACGAAGCGAGCGTAGCCGAAGTAGAACCAGTCAACAGTCTTCGGAATCTGGTAGGAGTCGAAGAACGGCTTATCTCTCCAGCCGAGCGTGATGTTCTGGAACTTCGGATCACGAAGTATCCACTTGTTTCCTTCGATGTAGTCCATGACCACAGGAGTAACACCTTGGATGACGTTCTTCGTGTTGGACTCTTCGAACGCCTGCAGCGTGGATTGCGTGATCTCCTTAGCAGTGAACTCGAGATCCGGGCCGACTACAAGTTCTTTCGCGCGAGCCATGATCTTTAGGCCAGCAGGGTTGATTTGTTGACGAAGGCGAGTCATGCCAGCTTTCAAGTTTGTAGGATCGAGCGCACCTGTAATCAGGTTGTCTCCGAGTTGAACCGAGTCGGACAATGGGTGAGAGTCCGAGAACAGCGGCACACCGTCATATCCGGCCACTGTGAACCCGTTGTTGACCACATCCGCAACAGCCTTCTCGACGCGAGCCTGCAGACCGTACGCAAGACCTGCAGCAGAACCGCCGTTGCCGAGACCCTTCATGACGTTATACAGGTCGTCTCGTACGAGCTCCCACGTCACTTCATAACCTTGGTCATACCGCTCTGCCTCAAGCGTGGCCGTGAAGCCTTGGTTGATTTCTGTTTCGTTAATCGTGTTGCCTTCGTTGTTGCGATCCCACATGCCGAGGGCGCCCATATGTGGGAATGTGTCTTCGGCTTTGTTCATGTCGTATACCGTAGCGATTTTCGGATATTGTTTCTCCAATTCATCGTATTCGTTGAAGAATACTTTCTTATGGACCGGAGTCAGCAATTCGCCGAAATTAGATCGATTCATTTTCATGGTTGATTATCCTCCTCTAGCCCAGACTAAACGTCTTGGACTCGTCCTTTGATCTGTGCAAAAATTGTGCTGCGTTCGCTGCTGAAACCGGTGCATTCCACGAATCCGCCTGTCGTATCGTCCAGGTCAGCGGTATAAGCATTAACCAGGTCGAACGTCTTGCCGATGTCTTCGTTCGTCAGAGTCGTTTTGGTGCCCGTTGTGTTGTGCGGCATCTCGTAGATGCTGTTCGGGTTAACGTCGATAAGAACCACGTCAGCGGCCGTTACAGAGCCCGTTGTCGTCTTGTCCTCTGCCGCAATCCCCCATACCGTTCCAGCGGCTGCGGCATCAGCAGCAACGCTTGCTTTACCCGTAGCCTTGACCACGATCGAACCTTTAAGGATTGTTTGGCTCGCATTTACCGGAACGTAACGATAGATCGGCGAGCTGCCGTCGTTAGAACCTCTGTATACCATCCGTCTTGCCATGTTATCTCCTCACTCTCAGCGCTTCTTGTATTTGGCGTACTCTTCGGGAGTCATCCCCGCGGCTTTTGCAATGGACCGCTCATCCGAAGATAGGCTTACCCTGCGAGTACTCTTATTGCTGCTCGTCCCCGTAGGAGACGTGTCCACTTTCTTCGCTTGCCGCTTTTCCTTATTTGACTTCACGCGAGCCTCAATCTCTGCTTCGCGCTCCTTCAGCCGGCGTTCTGCATGCTGGGATAGATACGCCTCTTTGAGCGTAGACCCCGTTCGGCTGGCGATGTCCTCAAGTTCTTCGCGATATTCATCAAGGTCCGAATAAAACGGATCCGACTTCAATTTCTCGGCCTCCACATCGTACTTTTGGCGATGCAGAACCGCTTGTTGTTCCTTGAGTTGACGTTCAGTGCTTGCAATGCGCGAGGCAAGATCGGCCGGGACTCCTTGTTTCGTGAGCTTATCCGCTTCAAATGCGTCCATTCGGCGGTTCAACTCATCCAGGTCACTCACGCCAACTTGCTCCATGAATCGTTTAGTAGCCTTTGCTTCGGCTTCCATCGCCTTCATTTTGGCTTGCCACTTCTTACGCTCGGCAATAACCGCGCCGGCCGTCTCGTTTTTACCTTTGTCCTTTACTTGCTGCTGCCGGTCATCTTCTGATTCGGCATCTTGATCGTCGGACCCGGATTCTTCACCTTCATCGCCTTCGGCGCCTTGATGTCCGTCACCGTCCGGCATTTCTTGTTCTTCATCGGAATCATCCTCCATCTCCAGCTCGAAATCTTCACCGCCGTCATCCTCGATTTCGAACTCGATTTCTTCACGGTCATCGGCAAAGAGTTGTAAATTGAGTGGGAATCTGAACTTTTTCATGCGGTAATCCTCCTCGCCCTTTACGCGGGGCACTCGATATGCAGCGTTACGCGGTACGCTGAAGCCGGCTTATTTGGGCGGCGTTCGCTCGCCGAGACATAGGTCAAAGCCACCTATGAGGGCATAAGAAAGAGCCACCCTAATGGGCGACTCGAGGGATAATCCTATTCAACAGTGCGGGCCAGCTCTCTTAGCTTCGACTCCCCCAATTGAGCGGTGTACGACACACCATGGGAGTCAAGGAATACTTTCAATTCGTCCCGCGTCATTGTATCGACCGAGAGCGAATCACCTTCGTCCTGGACGCTTACAGGCTCAATGGCGATAACGCGCCAACTATTACGCTCCTGGCGAAGATACAGCTTGTAATCGGATTGGCAATCGGGACATTTTGCATCCGCAAACGCCTTAACGTTGCCGCCAAAGAAATTCTTCATGCGTACCGGCTGCAGATTATTCGTCTTGTCGTAAATGGTCATATCGTGACCACATGGACATTTGCTTGAGTTAATGTGCTTCATGGGCTCCTCCTATTTCTTCTTAGACTTCGGTTTGGATTTCTTGGGCTTACTGCCGCCCATGGACGAATATGCGATCGCTTTGATCTTAGCCATTTGATCACCTCACCGATACGATTTGTCACTTATATATTCTTTCAACAGCTTCACCGATTGACCGGACCACCCACAAGCCGGGCAACGACAAAGCCGGTTTGATGTCCATCCCCGGTCCCGAAGTGCGATCTTCTCGCACCGCGGGCACACAGGGTGTTCGACGTATGATTGCTTTCTACCAATCCAAGGATGATTTGTTGAGTGCATCTTGAATTTCTCAAGGCTCATGTCTTTAAACAGCACGCATTCCACCTCCTGGCATCATAGGCGCCCCGCCTTGTCCTAGACCGGCGACCATTGGATTTTGCATAGGCATCGCGCCCGGAGGCGGCGGAGGCGGCGGTGGAGGCATTGGCGGTTCTTCGTCAATCGGCAACCCTGCATACTCACGAATGAGTTTCCGGTACTCTTGCGGAGTAAGAACCTTACTCGCAAGCGCCTTGTCAATCATTTGGAACACGAACGCTTTATTGCTCGGCATGCCGGCGCCAACCTTAACCGATATGTCGAGTGCGATTCGTTTCGTTATTCCTTCCGGATGCTTGACGAATTTAGGTACTGTTTCAGCATCGGGATAATCGTTCGCGAACTGTTGCTGCCAATCTTCTGATGCAGGAATCAATTGCGGGATCTCGCGCAACTTACTCGCATTGATGACTTCAAACTCATTCGGCTTCTCGGTAATCGAGAACACTTCCGTCTCCGTGTAGTTTTCCATCATGAGTGTCAGCGCGTACGTGAATACCTCAGACAACGTCTCCTCTAAGAGAATCTTGTCGTGGCTGATGTTCTGCGTGCCGGCTTGCTGGAGCCCTAACGACTCTGTAGCCGTATCCACTCCGGATTGCTTCACGCCGTTCATCTGATCGCTCCAGCGGCTTACGACGACTCTCTCGTACTGCAGCTTCTGGTTACGATGGTTGATGATGTATTGAGGCATCGAAGGCACTTCCATGTACTTCATGCCGTT